ACGATATCCAGAGTGAAGTCAGTGGTGCCGGAAGTTGCCATCTAGGCGTACCTTTTCGTCTTCGTCTTCGTCTTCGTCTTCGTCTTCGTCTTCTTTTTTTTCGCCCTCTCCGCAGCCGCAGCCCTCAAGCCCGCAGGCGTATAAGGAAACTTTTTCTTACCAACAGTCGGCATCACAATCTCCTCACTGTCTCCAACAAGAATTGACCGATCAATCGTAATACTTGACGGCTCGGATCACGATCTCGTATGCGTCTCCACTGGCCTCAGTCCCCAATGTGGACAAAAGGACATCCCCCGTAGCGTTTGTCCCATACATCTTTAATCCACCGACAGTACTCAAATCCTGATGCGTCCAGCCAACGCCCAAGTTCAACGCGACAACATCCGTATCTGCATCGTACCAAAGCTGGACACCATCAAAGCCATAGACCTGAGCCCAGACTTCTTGAATACGAACTTCATTACAGGAGTTGCCTCGCGCATCCGTGGCAAGCGCGGAGACATCGATCTTGTTGACCTTTGCTTCGCCTGTTGAATCAGAAAGATTGGTAAGCTGAACAACCAGTTGCCGCTCACCATCTTGAATTGTGGTTGTGCTTACAGCATCAGCCATAGGAACCTCCTATAAAGAAAGGGGGAGGCACAAAGCACCCCCACCCCTCATCAAGAACTAACCTTTCACCTTCCCGGCCAGGACGAGCGCCTTGTAGGCGGCACTATCCTTGGGAGGAAGAGGTTCTTTTTTAGAAGACTTCTTAGCTGAAGCAGCAGCGTCCTTCTTAGAGGCAGCCATAAAGCACCTCTAAACCTGATCACTGTACTGGGTCATACCATCAGTCTGCCGCTGTGCCGCTGTGAAGAGATAATCACAATCGACCTTGTTGGCAGTGGCTTCACCAGCAACCGCAGCCACCCACGTTGTAAGCTGAGAAGTGGGAATGTTGTCCGTGGTCGTGACCTTCAGGACACGGTCGACATAGAACTCAACCTTGCCTGTACCGGTAACTACAAACCCCAGACGACGATCATTGGAAATGGTGCCACCAGAAACGGACCCATCCGCCAAATCAACGCCCGTGTCCGTCTTGGTCTCAGTTCCCCCGCTATCACAGACTGCATAAATATCTGCTGCTTCATCCACAACCAAAAATCCAATTTGGTTATTGGTTCCAAAAGGAACGCCTGTGGCTAAAGTACCGTTCTCACAAAGACCGACGAAGATATCCATCTGATCCGCATCGGTCGAAACAATGCGTGTCTCAAAATATATCTTCTTGCTGGCCTGCGCCTGCCATATCTCGTTGCCCTGGAGGGATGCCCCCGTATTGTCTGAGCCAGTCCCGGCAATTTCGTACCAGCCATCAATCGCATCAGCGAGAATAGCTCCAGTACCACTGGTAAGCTGCGAATAGGTCCAGTCGTTTGTACCGTCAACGGCAATGCCGGTGAAGTCATCGAACTGAACCACATAATCAGGGTTCAATTGAAGCGGCAGGTTCTTGAACCAAGTACCGCTTGCTACGGTGCGGCCCTCACCGCTGTACATCATCGGGCCACTAAAACGTGTCGTTCCCATGGGAACTACCTCCTTACGAAAGGTTTCGCCCTAGAGTCTTCGTAAGCGTCCGCTGGGCCGGTCGCTAGGGCTGATTACACCCAGAAAGACGGGAGGGGCGCATCGCGCCCCTCCCGGTAAACATTACGCTCCCGGAGAACCAAATATCCCCAAGGGATCAGAGACACCAAACGAATAACGCTCGCGAGCCTTGTAGCGCACGTTGCCCGTATTGAAATCGCCGTCCATCGAGGTGGTCATGGCAGCACGCTCAAAGTGCTTCATGCCGTTTGGAACATCCGTGATAATGAACCAAGCATTCGTGTCGGTCAGGTAGTGGTTAACCTTATAACCTTCAGGAATGGTGCCATTGTTCTTGATGGCATTGATGTCATTGTCCGCCGTAGAGGGACGTAACTCACTGTCCAGAATACGGCTCGACACGAACATCAAATCCGGTGGAACAATTATCCGACGCGGACGTGCCGCAATCAGAAGGCCTCGTTGATCGGTCCACTTGGCAATCTGAATAACCGCAGACTCCAGAGAAGTCTCATTCAGATCGGTGGCTGTTGACGGGGTGTTGGAATTGGTCCCACCAGAAGCCAGGGGATGTGCAGTATTGAATAGCGTTACCCCATCGCCAGACTGATAACTACCGGTCGACTGCCCATTGTTGAGCGGTGAGGCAGCTTTCGTCTGCTTGGTATACGCCATCGCACGGGCGAGTGCCTTGGTGTAACGAGCACTGAGACTGTCATAGAGGTTATCCTCCATTGCCTCCTCAGTGATCGCAAATCCCATTGCAATCGTTTCGTGATTGTACCGCGCCGTGAACGTCTCCTGCGCATTGTCATACGAAATTGCCGAACCCTCATCCTTCACGGGCGCAGCATCGAAACCAGCCAGAGCGACCTCTTCCTCGAAGGACCGATCCGATGATTCCGTTTCGTAGATCTCTGCATCCTCGCCCTCGTACTTAGCGTACTCCAGGCCGAACAATGCATTGATCCCCGGCAGGAGTTCTTTAAGCATTTGTGCTCTTGAAATAGCCATTGCTCAATCCCTCCCTATATACCAGTTGAATCTTGCAACTGATGAGCAGCGCAAGAATCTCCAGTGGCATCACCAGGGCCGTTGAACTTACAAAGAACGTCCGTGTAAGTGTCACCAACCGTCGAGTTCGGACCTTCAACAAAGCCAAGGAGCTTTACTGGCAAAGTCTTGGTTGTCGCAAGAGAACTGCCATCGATGGCATTCTTGCTGGTACCAATCGTTGTTGATCCAGCGGTTTGAATGACCGCAAAATTATTGCCCAGGCCGGTTTGGGCAATCGCCTCATCGCCTTGCGCCTGGAAAACAACATTCGGATCATCGACCACATAGGCCTTGATGTCGGTAGCCGACGTGCTGGCCGTCCACATCTGAGCATATGTTGGTTGGTTTGTGCCGGGGTCAGTGTAACTGCACCCAACAAAAATCCCTACGGGGGTCAACGTCGACGTGCCGGTGTCTTTTTCGACAGTACCGGCAGCTACGATCTTGAGGACATCCCCATAAAAGATGCTGGTTCCATAACTATTGGTGACCTTGTATTGCCGTGTGGCACCAGAAAAAGTGCCAGCGCCGAGAACACCAACAGGACGGAAGCCATAAGGGGCTGCTGTAGTAGCCATTTATGTATCCTCCTTCCAAAGGACAGTGTTAACACAAAATGGGGAAACCCTATGAAGGCTTTGCCCCACCACCGAAAGTGACCCGTGTCTTAGATTCACTAATCTTAGGCATACGCGGATCATCATCTCGCATGAAGTTGTGATTAACTGATTCGTTCTGCTTACGAGAGAGATCAGCGTAGTAGTCTGCCCTTGCAACGAAATTCTTCTGGCTTGTCTTGCACAGAAGAAGTCCGCCCACCTCGATGTTCCCTTCGTACTGACTGCCCCGATCTGAGGCCAACATCATTTCCGGGTGATCTTCCGATCTTACGGGTTCCCACCCTTCGCGGAACCTCTTGGACACATTAACATTGTCCTGATTCCCCATGGTTGATGTCCTGATCCAACGAAAAACCCATCCATCCTGCGGAGCAGGATCGGGCAATACCTGGGGAGGCTCCCAGGGCTTCTCTCTCTCACTTGCTTCACGAGATTCAGCCTCTCGCGTTGTGCGCTCATCTGCCGATATGTCAGCCATTGGCCATCTCCTTCACAACCTGTGCCGCATACTGTTCCGGCGTTATCCCAAGTTTACTGGCGAGGCGAACCTGGGAGGAAGATAACTCCACTTTGCTCGGCTTTTTACTACCGCGACCTGCGGGAGCGACCACCGGGGTCTTTCGAGAAGTCGGAGCCCCACTTCCAGAGGATGCTGCCTTCTCGAAACTAGATGGGAACTTATCCCTAAGCTCCTTATTCACAATCTCATAATATTCATTATGAACCAAGGGATTATAGCCCTTGCGAACAAGTTGTTCGTGTACGCCAATGGCAAAGCCCGTCATTTGCTCATAACCGGGCTTTTGAAACCATGGATTTTGCTGCAACCAAGCGACCGCCTTCGGGTCCGGAGGAGGAACGTGCTGCTGCTGTTGCTGCTCCTGCCCCTCCATCCCTTGCTGCACAGTCTGTTCGTCAGGATAAACATCGGGAGCAGAGACATTGTAATGGGTACGTTCTGCGTGAAGTCGGGAAACTTCCGACTGCGCCTCGGCAATGCCGTCTGCATCGCCAGTCTCATACGCCTCCTTGAACCTCTGCTTGGCGGCATCAATCTCAACATCGCTCTTTGCCGAAACCTGATCGTAAAGCAATCTCCGGCTGTTCGATAATTGATCCTTGAGCGTCTTATTTTGCTCTTGCACGTTCTGAGCATAACGAACGGCTTCATTATTCTCGCGCTGCGCCACTTCTTTTTCACGGCGCTCGTTGTGGAACTCATATCGGAGTGTATCAAAGCGCGTCTTGACACGATCAGACAGGCCAGGAATGTCTTCGTCTATATCCTCCGAAACCTCACCCCGAGGCGGACGATTTCGATCCGCCTCAGGCGTGTCATCCACGACAGATACTTCTATCTCTGGAGCATCGCCCGACAACACATCGACAGGATCGGTGAAGCTGTCAGATTTCTCCTCATTAAAGAAATCTTCTTGAAGTCCCTCGTCTTCTGAGGGAGCCGCTTGGGTCGCAGGTTGATTACTCATCCTCTAACCACCCCTCTCGGATCATCGACAATGGCCTGAGGCACATCATCGGTAATAATTCTGAACTTTTTCCCATGAATATCAAGGCGCGTTCCCGAATATGCCCGCATGATAATCCAGTCTCCCACCTCACAATACGCCCCACTAGGGAATTTTCTTTGCGGGGTCTCTACATAGCAGGAAGGGCCAAGCGCCAAGACATAGGCAGTGATGCCGCCCATTTCCTCACGCTCCCGAACATTATCCGGGATGTATATACCACCTTCCGTCGTCTCTTCCTGCTCAGGAAGCGCCACCAATATATGATAAGAGCAAGGACGCGGCAGTTGACTGGCTACTTTCTTTTCCTTCTCCTCACTAAACTCAACAACATTTTTATCGGACAAAGGTCTCTCCTTGCGTCATTTTTACCCTAAGGCGAGAGGGACGCTTCCCCCCTGCGTTTGTTAGCCTAATGGCAGGCAGTGCCGATCTGCCCCGATGTTTCATGTGAAACATTGTTCAGTTATCCCGATCCATCTTCCATCTTCTTTTGTTTATCCAAGAGGTCCAGCAACTCCCTTTCGGCTGTCGCAAGACCCTCGATAATGCCAACCACCTTCTGATACGCATCAAAGGTCGGAGCGCCCCCCATGGCAAGATCGTCAGCGCGCTCGTTCATCAATCCACGCAATACCTTTCGATATGCCGAAAATAAAGATTCATCAAGCAATATTAACCACCCCCGCCACGTTTCGCATCATCATCCAGCAGCGCCTTCGCCACTTCGGCTGAGAGACGCGCTCTGTCCAGAGCCGCTTTTTCCTCTCCCTCAGAAACCTTCGAAGCAGCCTCGTTCTGGGATTTTGCTATCTCAACTCCCAGCTTGACGCCCTCAAGCTCTGCCTTCTGTTCCATCTCTTCACGCTCAAGCTCCTGAGAAGACCTCTCCTTCTCGGCGTTGAACATAATTCTCGCCTTATCGGTATCTGCCTTCCTCTTAATATCTGCAGCCCGAAGCTCAAGCTCTTGCTTCTGCAACTGGAACATCGGGTCTTGCATCTGCTCCTGGGCCTTCTGCTGCTGGGCCTCAGACACATTCTTGTTGAACAACCGTTCGGCAGCCTCGGCAATAAGCCGTGACAACTTGGCTTCAATGTCCTCAGGCAACTCAGTGCCAGGAGGCGGAAGCTCCAGACCAAGCTGCTTTTCAATTTCCCGACGATACATAAAGCCAAGATGCTCCTGCACATGAGACGCCATCGCAGCCCCGATCACCGACGCCATCGGACTTTGAGAAACAAGCTGCTGTATCTTCGGGTCCTGTATGGCAGCCATATGCACTTGAATATGAGCCTCCTGATCCTGACGGATAAACGCCTTCAACGGCTTCCCGTTCAACACATCCATGTTTTCTGAAACAGGATCACGAGGCTTCATCTCCTCACTCAGGGGGATGATCTTCTCAGCATCCTGTATTCCAAGAACGTCCAACATCTGACGATGCAGTTCAGGCAGATCGTACATTTGAGGAGCGCTCTGAGAGAGTTGAAGCGCAGCCTGATACTGCATGATCCGCTGGCTCATGGTCGCAGCGTTAGGGTCGGACACCGGAATGATATCCACCCGGCCATCAAAGTCGTCGCTCTTTATGGCCTCCTTATCATCGGTCTTATATTCATATTCG